ACTCGCGAGCAGCCGACACGAGAGCAGCGATGTAGGCGTCGTCGGTGTTGTGATCGACGCGGATGTGAGCCTTGGCGTCGGTGACGCTCACCGGTTCGACGACCGGCTGCGTGGCGACCTTGAGCGACCGATACCGCTTGCCGTCATTCATGTCGCCGCCCCCTGCGTCGTGGCGTCACGTCTGCCCGCTCCGCGACCGGTTCCACTGCTGCCGTCTCGATCAGCGACTGCTGTGTCTCTCGCTTGGCGTAGCCCCACGCGAAGAGCCTCGCGGCGAAGCCCTCGTCTACCTCGACGAGCTCGTTCGCCCTGTACGATCCGTAGGCTCGCAGCATCCGCACTCTGATTGTCGTCATTCACCCACCCTCCATGCAGTTTCGGGCGGCTTCTTTGTTCGCTGCCACGCGGTCGTGTGCTGGAACACCGGCCCCGTGAAATCCCGGCTCGGCCACGAGATGACGTACTCGCCGTGACCGATCACGACGCGGGGCGTGATGAAGAGGCGGTTGCCGCTCGCCTTGAACTGACGCCAGAACCACAAATCGTCATCAATCCGCCCGTCGCCCCAGCCGCCTTCGGCGTCTGGCTTGCTGTGAAACCACGGTTTGAGCGTTCGCCTGAGCGCCCTAGTGGAGATGATCGTGCAACCGAAATGAGCCGTATCGACCTGTTGCACCGGCTCGGCGAACCACGACAGCGGCAGTTCGGTTTTGCCGTCGGCGGGTTGGTCGTCCATTGTGTCGAGGAGCGTGAGCATCGGACGCCCGTCCTCGCGTTTCGCCTGGATCGGGGCGAGCGCGTCGCACTGGCAGGTCATCGCGAGGGCGAAGAGCCGCTCAATGTCCGAGCGGGTCATCACGCTATCGTAGTCCAGCGTGATTATGTACTCCGTCGTCGGAGCGAACTCTTCGAGCATCCGGGTAAGAACCTGTGCCCAGAACGCACCCTGCCCGAGCGTCGGTCGGATGTGCAGCGGCATAAGGCTCTCGATGAACGCGAACACGTTCGTGAGCGGCCCGAACCTCGGAGCCGACAGCACCGCCTCGGCACGAACCTCGACCGACGTATCGCCGACCTGAACGATCACGCGTAGCCCTCCAAAGCGAAACGGCGGGAGGCTCGTCGCCACCCGCCGCTCACTGTGTCGGTCGTGTCAAGCCGGATCAGCCGCTGACCGTGGCGTTGACGCCCTTCGCGGAAGCCGAGACGGGACCGTCGTTGCCCTTGCCGAGCCGGGCGACCGTGTAGACGGTGCCGGTCGTGTACGGCGTGGCGGTGACCTTGAGGTATCGCTTCTTGCCCCGGCAGTCCACGTCCATCCGCACGACCACGTCACCCGCCGTGGCGGTCGGCGTCGGGATCGTGAAGCCGCCGGTGCCGCCGCCGACGAACTCGGTCACGTCGGAGTAGGACGAGTTGTTGTCGGACTCGGCGAGCTTCAGGACGGTGAACGCCGCCTGGCTTGTGTAGCCCGCATTCGCCCACGGCTCCTGGCACACGTCGAGCGACACGTACTCGTAGCCGAGACGGTCGATCACCAGCGTGTGGGTCTGCGCCGCAGTCAGGTTCTCGGTGTGGCCGACGACGCTCTTCGTCGCTTCGAGACTATTCACTGTCAGATCTCCTCGGAGGGTTGAGAGTCAGTCAGTCGGATCAGCCGAACTTGAGAGCCACGACCGGGCCAGCCTTCGTGGTCGAGCCCACGTCATGCACGACGATCGCATTGCGGGTCGTGGCGAACGTGAGAACCTGGTCGTATTCGACGTAGCGCTCGGACGCCGTGCGGATCTGGATCGCCCGACGCTCGCCGTAGACGGCGGCCTGCGAGAGGTCGCCGAAGAGGCACGCCACCTCGCCGCTCGAATCATCGAGCGAGGAGTGCATGCTTGAGACCAGCGTGACGGGGTATCCGAGGAACCGCTCGCCGAACCCGGCGGCCACGTCGCTGGACGAGTTTCCGCCAGGGCCGCTCGCACCACCTGGGAGCATCGCGAGCCGAAGCATCGCCGAGCCCCAGCCAGCGGGACTGATGAAGAAACGGGCCGACCTACGCGCGTACGTCGGGAGCTTGGCGACCATGTCGGTGAAGTTCTTCATCGTCAGTTCACCGTAGGTGTCCTCGGTGCCAGCGGTCGTGCTGACGACCGACGCCGAGTGAGCAGCCTTGACGATTTTCTTCGTGATGCCCTCGACACCGTGGTAGGTCGAGGTTCCGTCACCGACGAAGCCCGCGTTGTCCACCGCCTCGGCGAACGCCTGGGCGATCTCGACCGCCATGAGGTCGGCGAGGTCGATGACCGAGTCTTCGAGCAGCGAGTTCGGGGTGCGATTTGCGACGCCCCAAATCTTCGCATTGAGCTCGACGTTGTCGAACGTCACGTCAGAGGTCAGTACCTCGGCGTTCTCGCCGACCGGGCGGGCAGCGAGCCCACCGGTGCGACGGGCGATCACAAGGGTGTCGCTGTTCATCGGGATGCGACGAGCGAACTGCGGATAGACGCCGTACTCCTCGACGAGCCGGATGATCTCGTTCGACAGTTCCGGCGATGTCAGGACACCGCCGAGCGAGTTGACGCCGCCAGCCTGGGCACGGCTCTCGACGCCGTGATCGACGCACCACCTCCGGGCCTCGGCGTCGCCGAACACATAGCCACGCAGGTGCATACCAGCGCGGTACGCGGACTCGGCGCTGCGGAACGCCTTGAGCGGTCCGTGGCTCACGGGGATCGCGGGAACGGTACGCTTCTCCACGGGGCTCTCCTCGGTGACGGCAGCCTTCTCGACCGCCTTGGCAGGGGCACCACGCTCCAGAACGGCACGCAGTTCGAGCTCCTTCGCCTGCACGCGCTGCAGGAACTCGATCTGCTCGCGGAGCTTGTCGGCACGGGTTTCGAGCGAGCGGAGCGAAGCCTCCTGCTCCTCGGTCATCGGCTCAGCGCCGTCCTCGGTCGGGGTCTCGCTCATCGCTTCCATCTCGGCGACGACAGCGGCGAGTTCGTCGAGCAGTGCCTTGATCTTGTCCACGAGCGTGACTCCTTGGTCGGGATGCGGCGGCGCTCACGCCACCTATCCACGAACCTACGGAGCCAGACCGGCACCCTTGCAGTTCGACGCGAGGGTCTTTTACTAACCAGTAAAAGCCCGACGACGCACGTGCTCGGAATGCACGACGTGCTTGTCGGTATGCCCGCAGCGGGGGCAGCGTAGGTAGCGAGTCTGGTACTCGCCTCGTGCCTGACTCGACGCGACGTTGAGGCGAGCGGCTTTGCACCGCTCGCACGTGTCGCCGGACTTAGCGGCCATGCTGCCTCAGGAATTCTTTGATCTCATTGATGCGCCCGATCGCGCCGGTGTGCCTCGCAACGATATACGCCTGCCGCTGGAGGTACTGATCGTAGGACCGCTGGGCAACTTTCACGTCGGCGTCGGGATACGCCGGGAACGTGACCGGCCCGACATCGAGGAGCGAGTCGATGCGGTTGATGACTCTGACGCTGCGCCCGTCCTCGACGCTCCACGCGTCACCGCCCGACGGCACCGTGAACGAGAACGACGAGCCCTTGACGATGCCCGCCCGGATGTTGCTCGCGATGTCCCGACCGTACGTCGTGTCAGGAACCGGGAACTCATACCGCAGCCCGATCTCGTCTACGCTCATCGACAGCGTGCCGGGATACCGGGCGAGCGGGTAGTTCGCGTCGTGATTCCAGAGGGCGCGAGTCTCCAGCGGCTTCCGACGCCCGCGACGCTCGGCGACGATGCCGAACGCACCAGGGTCGATCCGCTCGATGAACGAGCCTTCGAGCTCGAGCGACAGTACGCCGAACTTCGCGGCGTAGCCGACGATGTACTCACGCTCGCTGCCGTCGTCCTCGCTGCGGCTCTCGACCGCGAGCAGCGGGACAGCCGACTCGACCTCGTCAATCGCCAGACTGCGGCGCTCGATGTTCATCGTCGTGCTCCTGTCGTTCTCGTCCGCTGCCTCGATCTGCCGCGTCAACTTGCTCGCCCACGCCTGCCCCGGATCGCCACCCCAGAGAGCCCACGCGATCCGGCCCGCACTTGGGAAGCCGTCCTGCCCCGGACTCCATCCCTCGCCCTGCTTGTCCACCTCGTGCCGGGCGAAGTAGCTCGCCATCCGCTTCGCCGTGTCGGGCGAGATGTTCGTCCCGTTGCTCAGGTCGCGTGCTCGGGCAACGCCGACTGCCGTGCCGCCTCGGCCGTATTCGCTTCGCCACGCGAGACCCTTCGCAGCCTCTTCTCGCACGCCCGACGGCGGCGAGAAGCCGATGTGGTCATACCTAGCCGCCACGCTTCCGCCTCCGTGGCTTCGCCCGTGGCTCCTCCGCAGGCGGCGGCTCGGGCAGCGGGTCGATCTTCGTGAGCGTGCTCACCTTGTGCCCGACCTGTGTCTCGGTCGCCCGCCAGCCGCCGCTGACTTCCTCGTACACCGTGATGAGCGCCGCCGGGTCGTCCTCGGTCGCGTCGATCGCAAAGTCCGTGCCGGGCACATCGAGCCGACCGTAGTCCATCACGTGGTCGATGCGCCCACGAGCTCGCCCGCCAGACGAGCCCCACGAGACGAAGTCGCCCTCGGCGACGGTGCCGGGCTCAGCTCGCTCTTCGAGCGACCTCGCGGGGGCGTCTTCGACCACCGGCACTTGCTGCGGCTGCGCATCCGCTGCTACTGCCGGTTGACGCTCGACCACCCCTGCGAGGATCGCGTCGATCTGTGCGGGCGGGATCGAAGGGAACGACGCGGCGATCATCGCTGCCGCACCCTCGCGGGTGACGAGACCGTCGGAGATCGACTGCACGATCGCGATGAGCCCGGTGATCTGGGCACCGTTGAGGCTGACCTCTGCGACCTGGGGCGTGGCGTCCTCAACGACCACCTCCTCGACGACCGGAGCGGGCTCGCCTTCGGCTGCGGCCACGCCGCCCTCGACCGCCTGACCGTCGATGCCGCTGCCCTCTTGCTGCTGGGCGAGTACGTCATCGACCGAAGGCGGGGCACCGAGCGTGCCCATGTTCAGCGGGCGATACCGCTCGTCGCCACCCTCGACCGGGTTGCGGTTTTCCAGTTCGAGGATGTCGTTCGTCGAGAGCGCTCCGATGTCCCACATCGCCCGGTAGTACGCCGAGCGGCTCGCGGCGTCACCACGCATGAGCCCGCGAACGTCGAACTCGACGAAGTAGCGGTCGTCGTCGCTGATGAGGTCGCGCTGAAACGCCGACTCGAAGCGACGCAGCCACGGGAGGATCGTGTGCTGCACGTAGTCGAGACCGGCGTGCTCCACCGAGCCGGGACTCGTCTCGGCACCGAGCAGGTGGAGAGGCACGCGAAACAACCGGGCGATCTCGGCCAACTGCCACTTCCGAGCCTCGATGAACTGCGAATCGTGCATCGACGCTTGCGGGATCTCGATCGGCTTGAGCCCGCCCACGAGCACAGCCGTGCGGTTGCTGTTATTCACGCCACCGTGCATCCGCTCCCAGTTGGCACGCAGCGACTCGCGGGCCTCGGCGTTGAGCTCGCCATCCGTGCTGAGCACAAAGCCCGGCCTCGCTCCGTTGCCGAAGAATCGGGCACCGTGGAGCTCGCACGCCCGAGCCAGCGCGATCGCGTCCTTGCAACTTTCGACGACGCTCATGCCATGAACGCCGTCGTCGCTCGGACCACGCATGTGCAGGATCGCGTCCTGCGAGTACACCGTCTCGCGGCCGTTCTCCTCGCGGTACTTGTAGCGAAGCCGCCCGTTCTCAATTCGCTCGACCTTCATGCGGGACGGGTGCAGTGGAATGAGTTGATCGACCGCACCGGACGCTCCCGAGCGAATCTCGCTGAAAGCGTCGCCCCATAGCCCAACGTGAAAAACCGCTTGCTCACGCCACTCGAAGCTCGTCTGCCATTCGTTCGGCTGCTGGTGGAGACGACGATAAAGCGGCAACTCGACGGCACGGCGAGTCCCGCGAGTCATCCGTTCGAGCACGTGGAGCGGCAGGCTCGCGACGCTCTCCGACAGGATTCGCAGGCACGCGAAAACCGCCGACACTTGCAGCGCGTTGCTCGCGTCGATGCGGATTCCGGCGGCCGAGCGTGACGAGTACTCCTCGTCCCACATTCGCTCCTCACCGGGGAGCCAGAGAATGCGATGCTGTGCGTTGGCGATCATCAGACGAAAAAGATCTCAGGGGTGCCCGAGGGCTTTTGCTCCTGCTCGGATCGCATCCACGAGCCGATGCCCTGGCAGAGGGCGACGATGCCGTCGATACGCTCCGTGCTGGCGGTCTTGCTCGGGTAGATGTTGCCGTGCCGGTCCTCGTGAACAGCGACGTTTCCTGCACACCACGTGAGCACCGGATGCCCGCCGTGCCGCACCATGCCGTTGAGCACGAGGTTCTCCAGCGTCTTGGCGGGAGCCGACATTCCGGGCCCGCCTTGGGGATATCCTCGCACGTCAAGCCCGTCCCCTTGCAGTAAGTTTGCCAACATCTGAGCGTTGAACTTCATATCGACCGCCAACTGACGCACCCGGTAGCGGTCGCAGATCGCCTTGATGTCAGCGTGGAGCCGGGTGTAGTCGGTGACGTTGCCGTCGGTCACCCGGATCTGCCCGTCCCGAATCCACCCGAGGTAGTCCACCTTGTCACGCTGAGCCCGCTCTACGGCGTTGGCTTCTGGAATCCAGAAGAACGGCAGCACGTCGATCGTGTTGTCCTCGGGATCTGGGCAGACGAGCACCAGGGCCGAGAGGTCATACGTGCTCGCGAGATCGAGCCCGGCGTAGACGGGACGTTCGTCAAAGTCCCGCAGCGGGTTCGCACAGCGAGCCCACGCCGCCGGGGCGATCCACCGCGTGTCCTGCGTTGTCCAGACATTGAGCCGGTAGCGGAGGAACGAGTTGAGCTTCGTCGGCGACTGCTCGGCCTCGCGGGCGTCGGCCGCGAACGACTCCTCGGTGATCGTCTCGCCGAGCGACGGGTTCGCCTTCCGCCAGACCTTCGGGTCTTTCCACGAGCCGTCGGTCGCACAGTCGGGCGGTGCCGCGTAGATGCACCCGTAGAACGTCGGATCGTACGCCGGGTCTGCGATGCACTTCTCAGCGTAGGAGTGCTGCTCCCAGCAGATGCTGCGACGGTCATAGCCAGCCGTAGTGATCGACAGGATGAGCGGCTGACGCCGGGCAGCGCCACCGTACCGCAACGCATCCCAGAGCCGACGGTCCCGCTGGGCGTGGAGTTCGTCGAAGAGGAGCATATGGATGTTGAGCCCTTCGGCCCGGAACGCATCCGCCGAGAGCACCCGGTAGAACGAGTTCGTCTGGCGATCGACGATCGTCTTCCGCGAGTCGATCACCTCCAAACGCTTCGACAGCGACGGCGACGCACGCACCATCGACGCCGCCTCGCGGTAGATAATGCCCGCCTGCTCGCGGTCGCTGGCAGCGCCGTAGATCTCGGCACCCGGCTCGTTGTCGCAGACGAGACCGTAGAGGGCGACGCCCGCGAGGGTCGTGGATTTCCCCTGTTTTTTTGGAAGCTCGATGTATGCCGTGCGGTACTGTCGCGTGCCGTCTGGCTTCACTCTCCCGAACACGTCGGAGAGCATCTTCCGCTGCCACTCCAAGAGCAGGAACGGCTGGCCCGCCTTCTGTCCCTTGCTGTGCCGAAGAATCTCCTCGAAGAACCGACGCACGAGCGTCTCTTTCCTCGGGTCGATCGGCGGGATCAGATCAGCCGTGCGACTTGAGGAGTTCCGCGAGGTCGTCCTTTGGCGCTTCGTTCTTTTGACCAAGTCGCACCCTGCTACTCGGAGTCAGCCCGAACTCGGTCATCAGCGACGCCTGGAGCGAGACGAGCCCGCGATAGAGCGAGCCAGCCGGGTTCGGCTTCACGCCGCCGAGGTCAGTGTGAATCACCGATCCACTTGCTCGGAGTTCGAGCAGGCACGACTGCGACGCTGCGTGAACCTCGCACAGCGTCGCGAGCGCCTCGCCGTCGCCGAGCGTCAGCACACCCATGCCCGAAAGCAGCGACGCGAGCTCGTTCCACTTGGCAACGGCGACCGGTTCGGCCGCGAGTCGCTCGGGCATCGGCGGCACACCGAGCGGAGCCGACGGTTCGCGGAGCGAACCACGCGCGGTGCCGTCGGCGATCTTCAGCGCGGTCGGCTTTGGCTTGCGGCCACGGGTCGCCATGTTTCACGCGGCAAAAACGCCGTTCCTATTCCTCAATTCGCGCACGCAGC